AATCAGAAATGCTGAAATCAGCATATTTTCATCGGTTTTGTTAGAAACAGTAGTAACAACCACGAAATCACAAAACATAACGTGAAATCGTGGTTGCCATCTGACTTACAGTATCGCATTAGTAACATTATTTTAACAGCTCAATGCATTTCCGGAGCTGACGGATATTTTTGTGGGTATAGACGCGCTCGGTGACATCGCCGCCCGCGTGCCCTAAGATGCGCCGCTTGGCAGTTTCGTTGGCACCGGCATTGTCAAGCAAGGTTGTGACAGTGTGCCGGCAATCGTGTGTTGTGTGGCCCGTCGCGTTGATAAGCTGCATCACGGCACGCCAGAGGATGCAATAGCGGCTGTAGTCATATGCTTTCCCGTTGATGTCGCTCAGAAGCGTGGCACCAGGGGAATCCATCCTGGCAATTATCAATGGAAGAATTCTGGGATGAATGGGAATAATCCGGATGCCGGAAACGGTTTTGCTCTTGGTGATCCGGATGAAACGCTGCCTAATGTTGGCATCTGACTTATGGAGATTGAGCAGTTCTCCGACTCTCATCCCCGTATAGAGCAATATCAGTACAGTATCAACATTGTCGCTGTAAACAGCTTTCCATAAACGGTTAATCTTCTGCCGGCTAAACGGCTTGTGCGGCCGGACCTGCCGATTCTTTCCGATGGATAAGAGCGGAGCATAGTTCTTGCTGGTAAGCTCGATTTTGCTGGCATACTGAGATAGTAGTGAAATAAGGGATCGCACTTTTTTAAGCGAGCTGTATGACAGCCCGCTTTTTCTCATGTCATCTATGATCCTTTGATAGTCCATGTATTTCAGCCTGGCAAAAGGTTCCTGATGTAGAGAAGAGAGATGCTTGAAGGCGTTTTCATAGCTGCACAGTGTTGATTTTGACGGAGCGGTGTCTGCTGTGTGGGCTGGCAGCCACCGATGGTACAGTTCTTCCAGCGTTATTTGATGCCCAGGAAGGGAGCGATGGTTATGAGTCTTGTTGTAGTCGGCTTGAAAGATTTCAGCTTCAATCTGGTTAGTGAAGTATTCAACGGGTCTTTGCTTGCCATTTTCCGATATTACAAAAACAAAAGGCCGCCTCCGGTTCCCGGATAATCGTTTGATGCAGCCGTATCCATTGGGTTTGCGCATAATAAAAAAAACCTCCTTTACGGAGGCCATTTTACTACAGGAGGATTAGTGAATGAACGGTACGAATGTTGATTATTACGTTTCCGGATTCGATACAGCCGGCAAACGGGTTGGGTCTCTCATTTGCGACTTTGACCCCAACAAAGACAAAAATGCAGAGAAGTTAGCTGCATTGAAGGAAAAGGCCAAAACCTTGTTTACGGATGCGGCCGTTATAGATGTCGTTTCCGCATCAGATTACAACCAGTATCTGACAGGCGAATATGTACGAGGAGCGGATGGCAAGCCTGCGGCCTATGTCGCACCGGAACCGACGGCCGAGGAGCAGAAAGCCAAAAAGCAGGCGGAATTGCAGTCTACGTATGAAGCAGATAAAGAAGCACTCATGAAATATTACCTGGCTGCGTCTCTGGCAGGGGACGCGGATACCCAGACCGAACTCCGAACCGAACTGACAAATCTTGATGCTCAATTTGATGCGGATATGAAAGCATTGAACGAATAAAAGGGGGGACCATAATCATGGCATTTAAACTCAAGAAGAGATGTGTACGTTGCTTGAAGGTTTTACGTGATGACGGTACATGCCAGAATTCCAGCTGCTGCCTTTACCAGGAAGAAGCGCCTAAGGATTCCGCAACAGACAAGACCGCTGACAGCACGGCGAAGGAGGCTAAATAGTGGATTGGTGGCAGATTCTTTTAGCAGGCGTGCCGTCCTTATTCTCAGGCATCCTGTTGTATGAGTGGGAACAGCAGCGTAA